TTCGCGGGGTTTTCTTCGATGCGGATCTTTTCTTTGATCTTGACCGATATTTGTGTTTTGGGGTGCGCCTGCTCCGCGATGACGCGGAGCGTCTAGACTTCAACGGGTTTGGCTCTCCTGGTTTGGGTATCTCGTCGGATACCAGAACGCGCCTGACTCCCTTTCTCGTAAACCGTTTTATACGAACGATTTCTCCCGTGCTTTGTTTTTTCTGTTTTACAGTCAGAACATAAGTCAAGTAATCTTTCGACCACTCGTGAATGTGAAGTTGACCCTTTTTGTTCTCGAACATCACCAAGTGCTGATCTTTATCTGGATCTTTCAGCCCGTAGTAGTGAATGCCCCTCCAAATATACCCCTTGTTGTTGGGCATATTCGCTAGATTCGCTCTGATGTACTGCGGTAAGCTTTGATGCACTCGAAGGACGTAATCGTAACCTCTTTTAGAACTTCGTTCTTGATACCTGGCTTCTCTGCCTGCCTTCAGAGTCTTGTCCCAGTACTCTTTTGATATTTTGGATCTCTTGGCTTTATCTGCGAGCTCATCCAACTTCTTTCGTCTCTTCTCTTGAGTTTTCTTGTTTGCGATGGCTGTTTCCCTTCGTTTTTGTTGAGAGAGTTCTTGGTCGAGCTCTCCGCTGGCTAGCTTTTTCTGTCTGTCTCCCAGTTCTTTCAGTTCTTGTTCGAGAGCGTCGTTGTCTTTTTTCAGTTTTTCTATGCGGGTTTTGCAAAAGTCGATGTTCGAAGATCCCTGTCTCAGTCTGAGTATAGCATTGGTGTTGAATCTGATAAAACTCTCAAGCTCCCGCACCCTCGTCTTGATTCGGTTTCGTTCTGAAATACGATTGTCCATGATAGTTTGGTAATGAAAATATTTTTAGTGTGGATCATTTTCGATTCTCTCCTCGAGCGCACGCGCGAGTATCACAGCAGCTTGAACAGTCGCTCGCTTCGCCAGGGCGAGCCATACATTTTCCATAGTTCATACTCGTGTCGGCGGTTTTTGTGCAAACGTACGGATTCTGCGGTGAACAAGCTGTGAACGTTTTGCATTCGCCGGGATCGCAGTTTCTGCAACTGAGCAAATCTCCCAATCTCGGTAGTTGACGTGACATTTTGTTATACTGACTAAATTTTTTGCAAACGACTGTTGCGCTCCAAAGAATTCGCGTTCAGTTTGTCGGTGAGAACCTCTTTTCCGTGAGATTTCCAGTTGAAGGTGCAGTTGTGTGCAGTTTCGCTTTTATGAACAGAGCACACCACTTTTCCGCAACGGCAAGTGTGCATCAAACGAAGTAGCGAAGGAAGCTTCTTTTTGCAAATCTCGCATTTCATCTTTACTATTGCTCATATGTTTTACAATCGATCATTTTTAGTCTGCTTTGCGATGACGCTTCGCGTCTGTATTATAGAAATATTCGCATATACTAACAATGACGCAACAATGGAATGACTATCTCACAGACGCAACACTGGTTGAAATTTTTTCGCAAATTTGGGGAAAGGACGAACCTTTTCCGAAAACTCACCGTCTCAGAAACTTGAAAAGGATGTCCAAACCCCTTCACAAACTCAAATGGCTTTCTCAACAGCTCTACCACAGACGCGGTCGTCTGTTCGGAAGCGGAAAAGAGAGTATGTCCGAGTTTGTACAGCGCGCTCGAGAGGAGCACTCCAAAATCAGAGAGGCGATTGAAAAAATCCACCAAAGCTCCGACAAAGAGGTCGTAAAGCATACGCAAAACGAAATACTGTTCGACTGCGGCTCTCGGGGCGCACTGGAAATATGGTTGACGAAATCTTTCAAAAAGTGTTCCTCCAGGTTTTCCTACATGGACAAAAAGTACGACGGAGAAATTGAAGACCTAGAATCGAATCTGGTCCGAAAACGGCCGAAGAACTGGGACACTGCCAGCTTCGTCCGGCTATTCACCCCCGTCAACGTCACGATCCTGGGATTTTTCCCTCTTCTTCGACTAGCCCTAAACCACGCGTCCGACGTGCTTGCTTACTTCCACTCAAAAAATGACTTTTACGTTCGCAAAGGAGGAGCGTGGGTGCCAGAAACAGACCTGAGGAACGTCTGCGACGACATCTACGACGCGCTGTGCTTTTCCGCCAAAGAAATGCGCGAAATGGTGATAGAAAAGGTAGACTTTATTTGCGTTGACATTCCGGAGGATGAAAACCGCTTTTCCGCTTGGTTTCGGCGCATTTTCGACAAAACCCACTCCAGGGAGTTTGTGAACGCCTTTGAACTGGTTTGGTTGGTGGAAGAGAACGATGAAAAAACCGGAGAACCGCAACTTAACTCTTTCATCAGAAAAGAGGTGATCAAGCACTTGTCTCGGGACGTGCCTGCAAACGAAATCGTTCTCCAAAACTCCACGATTGCTCAGAAGACGATTGCTCGGAAGAAATATAAACCTCACAAACGAAATGATGAGAATGGACCTAGACTGGGAGACATCTCCTTTAAAAAAGTATTTCACCCGAACGGCGGGTACACAGACACGAAGAAAACCTGCACGCTCTTTGCCAAACACTGGAGAGACTGCGTGTCCAACGGACAGTTTAGAAAGAGTGTCGTCGAAATAAAGCGATGGTAATGCGGCGGCGGGAGGAGACATCCACAAACTCGGGGGTCAAGATTTTGAAGTCTCACAAATTTTTTGAGAAAATTTGTGATGGGGTAAAAACGCTTTTCACTTACGGAGAAGGGAATGTCATTTATTGTTGTATTTTTTTTGTTTGTAAAATTTTGCTTTTAATAAAGATGCCACGACCTAAATATACAGCGTGTGACGACACTTACTCATTGAACCAGCCTTGTTTGACGATAACTCCGGAGAAACTGTGCCAGATGCCCTACCTGTCCAACTACAAGGAAAGCTGCGCAGGCGATCCGTGGGCTTCCGCCGGCTGCGAAAACTTTACATTGGATCAGATGCAGGAGTACAACTGCATGACGCCTGGCTTCAACGGACGCCCGGTGCACTTTGAATACTCTGTCGAGAGCGGGGTGGACTGGAAAAATGCGAGATGCGTAGGAAACGCTTGCGGAGAATGCAAACAGCCCAAAGTTTTATAAATTACTTTTAATAAATAAATGACAGAAGGAAAATGCACACCTTACGGAACAAATTGGATCGGCGATCCTACGATTGCGCCCAAAGCATTCGCATATTGTGCTAAATTTAATGACGAAACATCGTGCCAAGCGCAGCGAGGCGATTCTCCGGGGCGGTATTCTTGTTGGTGGGATGAAACGTACCCTTACGGATGTTGCAAACAATATTATAATCGTCCTCACGCCGATTGTCATCTTGATAGGACGGCGTGTTTTACAGACTTTAATAATTGCTTTTGGGATATGCAACAATGCGGTGCAAAATCTTGCGCTACCAAGTGCACGGCGAAACAATGCAAAGCAGCTATGTGCGGCCGTGATACGCCTTATGTTTGTCTGGATGAGAAAGATGATCAGATTGGATGCAAGTCAAATTCTGAAGGGTGGGACGTTCCGGGTCCCAATCCTTGCACTAGCTGTTGCGATGTGAGAAGCTGTGATACTATCAAAGATTGCGAAAGTAATAAATGCACACCGGAGCAGTGCAAAGGTTCTATGTGCGGAAATTATTCCGACTATGTTTGTCTGGACGAAAAGAACAATCAGTTGGGGTGTTCTGAAGATCCGAACTACTGGAGTGGTTCCGCAAATCCCTGTGCTAGCTGTTGCGCCGTAAGCGGTTGCAAACCCCCGGTGTAAATGTTTAGTAAAACAAATGTGCGACAACATAAATAATATTTTGTGCAAGGCATCGGATTTCTCCGCGTGCATGGAAGACAAAAAATGCAAGGATGCTACGCCGTACCAAATTCTGTACGATAGCCAATATAAAGGCTGTTTAAAAGGAACTGAATGCGCGGCGTGTTGCCCCTACGGAAGCAAAGATCCCTCTTTGCCCATCGAAAAGGCTTGCGTAGATAAACATTTGAGGGATTGCAAATGGGAAAAAATAGACGGAAAGTGTACCAGGAAAGCCGATGGGCATTTTTCCAACAAGAAAGAATGCGAGGACATGTCAGGCGCGTGTTTTGACGGTTTGATGAAGAAGTGCGGCAAATTCATAGGTAAGTGTTCATACACAGACGGGAGTAGTTCTTCTCCTAGTTCGTATGAACAACTTCAAGAGTGTTTGTTTGGTTCCAATTACGTGAACCGATACGAATCCTTCTTGAAGGGAAACTTGAGCATGCAGCCTGAGATAACTATACCGGAATGCGCGCATACTACAGAAGTGATCAACCACTTCATCAAAAGAGCTTGCGGTAAAGAGCACGTAGGCAATTGTTATTGTCAGAACACAGGAATAATTACCACTCCGTACGCCAGAGGACCCCGGGAGCACAGAAACGCCTCTGGATGGTGCTACAGATTTAGACAAGAACATGACGGTAAAATAGCATACAACAATTTCGATGAAAGTTCCTGCACAAACCAAAAGAATTCCTACTTTTGTAATGTGGCTAGACATCAAGGGAGAACAGGCTTTGAAAAGGAATGTAAATGGAGTGGACCTAAAAATCCATTTCCAGCGCTTCCCCTAGGCTACTCCTGCATTAATTTGGGGCAAGGTATGAGGTGCGAAGAGGTGAACAGCACCTTTTTTTCGCCTAGTCATAGACCCGAGTTTACAGCTACTAGAAATGTGGGAGGGATGACATTCAACGATGCGCCAGCGGCCAAAAAAATGTGCGAACAGTCTTGCAAGTAAAAGTGTTTTTATACAGTTATTCTGTATAAAAAATCAGACGATTCTGTCAATCATCCGTTTTTTTTTGCTAGCCTTTGCTGCCTTTTCAAGCTTCTCTATTTCTTTTTGATCGTTCAAATTGAGGGGTTCTCCCTTGCTGAGTTTTTCGACTATCCTCGCGAACGTGTCCTGGGCGATCACTGTTTGCAAATCTCTGGCCAAAGACTCGACAAGATTGTCGAATCGGCTTTCCTTGTATTCGGTGATGATGCTGTTTGGAACCAAGTCTTTGCATTGACGGGCTATCTCCGTGATTTGATCTTCGATGCTTGTGAAAAAAGTTTTGAATTCGCAGGGGGTCATTCCTATAGAGCCATTGGGGTTGTCGTCACTTTTATTATTGATAGAGGCAGTTTGAAGTTGAACTGATTTGAAGAATAGTTTTGTTCTCAAATTCTCATAACTCTCCGACGCCAAGCCGTGTTGCTCCGCTTTCGAACCGTATCGATACGTTTCACTCAGCGCCACAATCAAAGTGGACAAGCTGGCCATTATGCCCATTGCTAAATTGAGTTCTGGTGTTATGTTGGGCATGTAAGACGCTATAAACCCCGTGATCGAAGTCAACGAGGTGAGACCCACGCTCGGCCAGAAAAATGTCGCGTTCAGTCGATCGAAATGCCTTTGACTTGCGGCGTGGGTGGCTCTCCTTTCTTCGGCAAACTTGACCAGCTTTTTCAGCACGAATGTGAGCTCCGGACTTCCAGGGATTTCATCTTCTTGATTGGAGAAACTGCGAACAAGTTCCAGGATATTATTGGTTTCCCTATCCCCGCTTCTCAATACTTCATTCTTCTTCTTTTCCAGTTTGCTCTTGACGTGGTCGCGAATCGTGTTTAGATTTCGCAGCGTGTTCTGGCGTTTAATTTTTTGTTGCTCAGTTTCCTCCTTGGTTTCCATTTATTATTACACACAAATCTAAATCTAAATCCACGTAACGCAAAAAAGCCCCCTTGATCAAACTATTCCAACGTTTGATCAAGGGGGCTTTTCTTTTTTTTTCTTTTTTAATTCTTTTTTTCTTTTTGGTTGTTTTATTTTTACATAGCAGTAGCAGTGATGTCGCAAATCGTTTCCCAGTCCAATCGTACGTGTTCAACCTCGTCGAAAAAAACTGAGTTTGTCGACCTGCGCAGTTTCGGGATCTCCAATCCAGACTTCATCTTCTTTTTCTTTGCGCGCTTCTTTCTCGCTTTTGATCGTGGCGTGACAAAAGGATGGTTTCGAGTAAACATAGAAAGCAACCTGGACTTGCTCCTTTGAGTGATCCAAGAAGTATCGCGTTCGGTGAAGCCACAGTCATAGTCGCCGACTCGTCTCCAGAAATCCGATTCAGTGTCAATGGCCGGCGACATCATTTCACTAACCGGGACATCCTGACCAAAGTAGAGAACAGTGTTTTCCAACATATCGAAAGAAACCGACATTGTGGTGTATGTAATTGTTTTTGTCAACTTTTCATTTTTTTAACCATTTTCAATTTTAATGTTTTTTTGGGGGAGATTTGCGTCTGCTTGTCGGTGTGCGACGGGGGGGTGTTTTTTTCTTGTGTTCTAGCACGCGTTTCTTGGGCGATCTTTTCTTTCTAGCGCATCGGCGTTTTATCTCAGCCTTGCTGAGTTGCTTGGCTGTTTTGGGGCTTTTTCTAGTAATCCTTTTGCTCGGACGACAGTAAGGGTACTTTTTTTTCCACGCTTTAATGTCAGCGCTAGGTCTTCCGCACGGAACCTTTTTCGGCAGCTTGCACACGTCTATCCATTCTTCGTCGAACCATCGAGTCAGCCCGGTTGAACGAGTTTTCGAGCCCTTGTAGGTTCCTCCTCGACGCTTGTATTCTTTTACGAGCCAGCCGCTGGCGTACGCGCTAGGCCACGCTCTGAACTTGCGCTTGGCTTCCGCTTTCACTCTATTGTACAGTGCAGGATTCGCTGGTGATTTTTTTTTCTGCATTTATTTTAGAAAAAAAATTATGAAAACTGCTCTCGAATCTTGGCAAGCTTGGATTCAGCCTTTTCTCTCTGCTCTTTTTCGTCGGACAAACTCTTCGCGACCTCCTCGTATTTACTTTTCAAAGCGCGAAGCTCGCTTTGCAATCTCCCAGTTTGAGTCTCCATATCAGAACAGTACTTCTTCACGCTCTTCATCAATTCTTCAGATGCTGCTTTGCTATGCCGCGGAGTGGCTGAGTTTCCCTTCTCGTGTGTTTGCTCAGAAACCGTTTCTTCCTCTTCTTCCTCTTCTTTCGCTTCCACTTCCTCTTCCACTTCCTCTTCCACTTCCTCTTCCGATGCGGATTCTACCAGCGACGGGTCGATCTTAAACTTCCATTTGTTGCACAGATCAATCACGATTTCGTCTACGATCATATCCTCGTCTTCGCTGAGCCTGCCCACAACCAGCTTGTCTTTCTTCGACTTGAACACCAGTCGAGAGTCCGGGTGCCAAACTGTGTCCTCCTCGCCTTCTCGTTTGAGTTTCTTGAGTACGATTTTATTTTTGGTCATGATTTATATACACAGAACGAACTTTATAAGCCAGATCAAGAAGACTCACAATGCGGTTCATCATCGCAGAAATATTTCGTTTCACTATTTACTGTCTTTCGTCTACCGGCGTACTTGCGATTGCGCGTGCCAAATAAGTCAATCCATGTTTCGGTAGACATTTATTTACAAAACTATAAATTATCTGCGTTTACTTCCGCACTTCATTTTTTTCTGAAGCCGTTTTGCTCTTTTTTCCACCTTTCTAGCACTTCTACGCGCAGATCTCCTCACGCTCTTTGTCGATGCCACCAATGTGGCTCTCTTTCTTGCGGCGCTCAGCCCTTTGCACGTCATCTTCCCCTCTCTGTCGCACACAGGGTACTTCTTCTGTTTAGCGTCTAAGAAGCACGGCGACCTCAATCTTTTTCTGTAAGAAGATGGATTCCATTTCTTTCGACGAGATGACGCTTTGCGTTTGCTCTTCCTGCGAGATCGTCGCCGTTTTCCGCCAGACATCCTTCGCCGCCTTCTGCTCCGCGATGACGCTTTGCGACGAAGTCGCGATGCGGAGCTGCGTCGCCGCGGAGATCTTCTTTTCTTTGCAGACTTCTTCCTGCGCTTTTTCCCTCCGACAAGGCCGGATTTGCCAGAGTACTGGAGAATAAAGTACCGGCTTTTATTTGCTATGTGTGAGTAGCACGCCGGATTTCTCAAATCGCAGATCGTGCCGTGGGCGCCGATCTGTGGATCCATATATTTGACGATTCCCGATGAGTCTTTACCTATCAAAAATACGTGACCGATCTGCGCGTTCACGGAAGCATTGTGACCGTAGTATCCGCAGAAAATGACGTGTCCGGGTTGCATTATGTTCAGTGTGTAGTGTTCCAGCTTTTTAATGTCCGAGTAGCCGAAAAAATCCCACTTGTTGCTGGGAAACAAATAAGTGAACACGTGTTCAATTTGATCTTTTTGCAGTCCTTTGTCACCCGAAGCGATCCGCATCAGATCTGCGTTGCGTCCGTCTAACGCTCCAATCAGCTCCAAAGCATTGATCACGCAGTCCATCGGTTTTTTCACCCATCTTCTAAATGAGGTTATTTGAGCGTCGCTCATCTTAAATTGCGCAGGTTGAAATGTCATTTATTATATAAAATAATTTTGAGACCATTGTTGGAGAATTTATGTTCAACGTCCGCTATGTACCTGTTTATCGCTTGATGCATTTTTGCGGTTAAATGCGGCGCTCTTCCTCTTTGAGTAGCTTGGTACATGGGTCTAGAGTACTTGTTGTTGATCTTCTCCACCAACCTTTTCTCGTCTTCTCTGGGTATGTCCATCTTCTTTGTCGCATAAAGCTCCCATACCCCCCACGCCGTGTATATAAAAGATCTTTGAATCATGCGCTTGTTCGATCTCTTTTTCAGCACTTTCATCACGTCCTCTGCGCTAGGGTAAGCTTTTACTCCAATCGGGTGCGTGTGCCACAACAGTTCCTCGTACGGAGGCTTAAATGTACATGCCACTCGGTTTCCATCGCCCACCACTCCTTTTCCCTCCTCCACTGCTTTGTACTTTCCGTTTCCGGCAGGTCTAAGATAGCCGCACGTTTCAACCTTTCTCTTCAAGAACTTGGTTATATCTTTTTGATTGACCAGGACAGGAGGTCCGCCTCCCGAGAGACGTCTCGACCGGCGTCTCGATCGACGTCTCGATCTTCTTTTCGACCGGCGTCTCGATCGGCGTCTCGATCGGCGTCTTCCACCCGAT